TACATATCTGAATCTTTCGTCTGTACACACAGGCGGATTCCACCCGTTTTTCCGATTGGGTAGAAACCGCTTGTTCAGTACTTTTTTGGTGAAGTAACACATTATTCTGCTGTTTGAGTTGTTACGCTTTTTGAGTAATCTCCTTTATTGTTCCAACTTTCTTTGATTGTTTTGAGCACTTTTGCTGCTTTTCCTGCTGGTAGGAAATCTGTTATAATTTTTATGATTTCCGCTCCCTCGTGAATACCGCCGTAGATCCATTCTCGTAGATTCTTTTCTTCTTCAAGGCTTAAGTGTTCTTTTCCAAGTTCGTATTCATTTTTCACCTTTTCGTATGTAGCCTTGGCTAATTCTTTTGCTGCTTCTGCTGACATTCTCTTGGTGTATAGTTCATAGAACATGTAGTTGATTTCCTTTCCAATTTTTTCTTTTTGTTTTTCACTTAGTTCTTTGTTTGCCACCATGAGCGCTCCTTCTTTTCTCATATTGGTTAACTGTTCAATGATTATTTGTGTCTTTGTTACTTTAGTTTCGGCATCTATCTCTGCTTGAATTACTGCGCTGTTCCATTCAGCTACTGCTTTTTGAGCGTTTGCCTCTGCGGCTGTTACGTTGCTTGCTTCGATGTTTTCTCGGCTGAGTTGTATTCTATTCTCAACTTTCTTCCATTCGTTGTCTAGTTTTGCCCCTTCTGTGTCCACTCCTGCGATTTTATTTGCTTCGGCAATGGTTTTGGTTGCTTCTGCGTTTGCGAGTCGATTTTGGGCTTCTATTTGCTTCAATTGCAATCCTAGCGATTGTTGTTGTAATGCTACTTCCACTGGATTGGTTTTTGGTGCGTTTGGTTGAGTTGCGTCTCCTCCTGCTGTGCTTGCTGCTTGTCCTCCTCCGTTTCCGTACATGAGTCCTACACTTAGCCCTGCATCTTCCATCTCGGCTCTTTGTGCTCCGAAATTGGTGTCTTTCCACATTTGCAGATTTCGCTTGTATTCTGCATCTGCCGCTTGTTGTCCGTAATTATATTGCAGGCCCATTCCCTCTTTTTCATACTCCCATGCTTGTTGCATTAGTTTTTGTTGGTTTTTGAGTCCGTTATTGTTTTTCTTGAATAGACCCCCTAGTAGTCCTAGACCTCCACTGATTATTGATCCTATTCCTCCGGTTACAGCACCTGTTAATCCTGCGGTTGCTGCATCTGCTAATTTTGCTCCTAGTCCCATAATAATTAATTTTTACATTCTTCGCGCTTACTTTTGAAGAAGCGCTACCTATATTTACTTGATATAATATGCTATATGCGTACCGCGCTTTTTTGGCTTTAAAAAGCGGACATAAATATTTACATCCGCCCTTTTCGCATATAGTGTTCGTAGTTGTACCCAACTAGTTATCTCTTGTTGGATTTGGTTCACTTACTCCTCCTTCTGTTTGACCTTCGGCTGTTTTTGGAGCTTCAGCTTCTCCCTTCTTGAGGTACTCGTTTAATTTGTAGTTGTTTACTCTATCCATTGCGTTCATAGCTAAAGCCCATTTGTCCGTCCGTATGTTGCAGTCGTCTCTTACTCCCGCTTGTTTAGGTGTATAGATCATGGGTGCTCCGTCCGTTAATGGTTCATTTTCATCAAGTATTCTTTGGATTTTTTTGATCAAGGTTTCACCTTTTTCTGTCATCTCGATCATTCCTTTGAAGTTGTTTATTCTTATTTTGTTAATTGTTTTCATAATTATAAGAATGGTATTTGTTTAGCACTATAGTTACCTCGTCTCGTTGCTTGTATCACTGTTTGTACCCAGAAATTCTGGCTGTCGATTGACGTATCCGCAAAGATTTCGATGTATTTTTGTGGATCGATATAAGTGGTTAGGTCTGTTATTTCGCTATTTTCTACTTCATATCGTCTGTTTAATACCATGAAATCTAGTGCTTCTCCGGTTGCGAAATCTCCGAATGTACGGTTGTAGTTAGTCATATAGTCGATCCATGCTACGGTTTTATTTGCTGCTTTATGGATCATATCTGATATGCTTTTACCGTTGTATGTAGAGGTTTCTCCAACCATTTGTTCCTGGATCAAATCTTGATATCCGATTCCGTCTAACGCTGGTTTGTGCAGATCATCTATCGTCTGTAGGTTCAAGTCGAAGTCGTTACCTTGTGAGTAGTCTACCATTGGTGTGATAGCCATTAACCCCATGATATAGCCCGGCTCTTCGCATTGATAATGTATATGTCCGTTGTTTAGCGGTTTACCGCCTCTTCCGATTGCTGCGATATCCCCGAGTGGTTGATTGCCGTACGCTGTTTCTGTTGCGCTTTTCGATATTACTTCGTCGAATTCGATATATTGTGTCATACCTCCGATAAACACAGGTGTTTCTGGTCTGTCGAGATATTTTCCGGCTGTATATACCGTCTCCAGCCAATCTCGGTATGTGCCTCCCGATACTGCGATCCTGTTCAGCATGTTGTAGACTTTCTGCTGTAGATTCAGTGCGTCCATTGTCAATTTTCCATCATTGGCTGTGATGTCGATACTTGTTAATTCTGTGATACCTCCGGCTCCGTCGATCCAATCTGTTTGTACCCAATTGTTGAAAATGTCGCTGTCGTATGTTTTTAACAGCATTCCTCCTAGTTTGTTGGATTGGGAATCTATTAGGTCGTTGAACATATTTTTCAGTTCTTCTGAGCCGTTGTTGGTTGTGTTTAGGTCGTCCCCTATTAGTTCTAGCGGTTCATTTCCTTTTTTATGTAGGATTACGTCTCTGATTTGATCAAGTAATTTTAAGTCATATTGACCTAATTTGGTTTTGATAAATTTAGCCGTCTCTTTTGTCGTGAAAAATTGTAATATTGTTGCGTATGGATTTGCGCTTACACTGTTTAGAGTAATAGTCTTGGTTAATGCATTTGTCGTGAGTTCGCCTAGTCTCCTGTATGCCAATTCTCCGTCGCTTGTTATTACTGTGACTTTTATACTGTCCCAAAAACGTTGATAGTCGATATCGGTTAGATCTGTATTTATCTTTGTCGTATTTGTTATTTGTATGCTTTCTTGATTTTTTCCGATAGTATAATTTCCATCATGTGAGCTTTGGTATGTATTTTGGATGTTTAGAATTACCGCTCCTGCTCCTTTTAGCATGTAGAATTTCTTTTCCTGTGTGTTTGCAAAGAAATTCTTAAATATGTCAAGGTATAACAGTAGAGGTACTCCATTTTTTAATATTCCATTTGTTGCACCTAATCCTATTCTTTTGGAACTACTCCAGCCTAGGTATTTGTATAATGATGATGCTGATATGTCTGTTGTTGCTGCTGTTGATATTCCTTTCGTTCTTGCATGCATCATAGGCAATTTGATGTCACTCATTTTCATGCCGATACCTGTCCGGTTATTGTGTAGCCAACTGTTATATAGCCGGAATCCTCCGAAAAACAGGAAGTGTTGTAGTTTGAATGATCCGAAAAGTGGTCCTAGTGTCGGTTGACTTAGTGTTTTATTGATCAAATTCAGATCGATGATGTCTCCTTTCTGACAAAGTATCTTACAGAATGGCACAAGCATTCCCACTCCGATTGAACTTCTGAATATTGTTGATATATCATGAGTAGACATGTCATAGTCTCTCATTGCGACTTTCATTTTATTGTTGTCGCCTAGTGTATTTTTACCTAATGTACGTACGACTGCCATGGTTTATTCCTCCTCTTTTTTTGTTGTTTCTTTTTGTTTTTTTTCCCATTGATCAGCTTCTTTGCAAGCATAGATCAATGATGCTACTAAGTTCCAATCGGTTGCGTCGATTACTTTTTGGGCTTCTTCTTCTGATGGAAATACTTGCTCAGTAGCCAAGTGATTACCAATAGTAATGATAACTTCATCTGATTCTGCGTCTTTTTTTCTGATTTTAAAAGCTTCTTTTAAGTTCATGATTTTTATTTTTTTGGGTTAATATTGGTTTGTGTACTGTCGACCGAACTTGTTGTTGTTTGTTCGGTTTTTTGAGTACTGTTACTATTATTTTTACTGACACTTAGTGACATTGTACAGCTTTGCGCTGTTAGGACTGCCGTAATACTGATGATTGCGGTACAAATGATTTCGATAATTTTGTGAATAATCTTTTTTTTATTCATTTTCAAATAATTTTAATTGTAAATGTTTACACCATTCTTTATAGACTTTTTCTTTGTTATAAATTACGTTACATAATAACTTCCTTTCTTTTTTAATGAATATGTAATGTTTTTGTATTTCATCATTGATCATTTCGAATCCTTGTTTTTCTTCATCCATATGACTATTATACCATACGTATGATTTCATTTCTTTAAATGTATTGAAGATCTTTTGATCGATACTATATATTGATCTTTTTTTCTTCTTCTTTATCATTTTTTATCATTACTTTACTTGTTTCTACTATGCATACTAGATCAAAGTTTGGATCATCATCCATTGATTCTTTTGCGATCGTTAGTGCTGTTTTATAGGTCATTTTACTTTTGTAATTGGTAAATGCTATAATACCCTCTTTTGTTTCTCTGAAAATTGCTGTCCAATTTGTTGCTGCCATGATTAGAGTCCTCCTTCACCGTTATATGTTTTTACATTGATTACTTTTACATCCCATTTTGCATTTTTTTCCATGTTTATTAACCTGTCATAGATGTCCATGTATGTTTCATGCATTCCTTTTTCTTCTATGAGTTTTCTAATGATCATAGTTGCTCCTTTGTTGTCAGTTGCGTAGACTTCTACGTAACGTTTGCTTTTAGGTTCTTTAATATTCATAATTTTTTGTTTTTATTGTTCCGTACGGAACGGTTAATATTCTTGTTTTTTTAGACATTGCAAATATGCGTATTTATTTTGATTCTCCAAATTTTCTCTGATTCTTATAACTTTCATTAACTTTTATAGCGCGAGCGACAAATATAGGGTTCTAGGGCGTTGCCCTAGAGCGTTAGCTCCTTGATATCGCCAAAGGCGCATACCACGACCATCGGTCGGGTACACGCCTGTCCTTAATCTGTTATTGTAGGTAGCTGTTTTTCTGTCCTTCTCTACTTTTCCCTCCCTGTAAAATTAAAATAAACCTGCCGCATGGTTATAATCCGTTCGTTACGGATCAGATGTTTTCGTGAAACGAAAACTAGAAAGGACAATACTCTGCTGATAAGTATTGATACATGATATCTTCCTCTTCTCTTCTGATCTGCCTTCGTTGCGCTTTCTTTCTGTTTGTCAGATTTTGTAATTTTGCCATCTGATTGATCGCTTTTTTCCTTTCAATTTCCTCGATACTGTCCCCGTGTAGGCTGCTTCCGTTTTCATTTTTTTCTTTGAGTAATCTTTCGTAGTAATCTTTGTTCACCGTGTTAGCTCCTATCACTTCGAATCCTTTCACCCATTTTACTCCTTTATCTTCGGCATATAGCCATAATAATTGCCTTTGATCGTCTGTGTATATGGTTGTTTTGTAGTATCTTGGTAATGGTAAATCTTGTCCGTTATGTGCTTTATATGTAACGATTGTTTTTTCTTTATTCCATCTGTGTTTTATTTGGTTTTCCTTTGCATAGTTTGCTCCAAGTCCCTTACTGCATAGTACTATTGATATATAATCAGGATTGTCTTCGTCTTTTTTTGTCATGTATTTTGATACATAGTTTATTGTTCTTTCGTTAACGTATCTTCCGTAGTATTTGTATCCGTCAATCCAATTTTCGTATAATAGTTTTGTCAATTGCCATTTTGTTTGTCCTTCTCTTGCGTAGAATAATCCGTGTAGGTGTATTCTTCTCGTGTTGGTGTGTCCTTTTTCTGTTACACACCAATGTTTCACTGATTTTCCGGTTTGTTTTCTGATTCTTTCTAGGAATAATCTGTGTATTTTTGTAATTATCTCGTTATCTTGTGATCCGTCGTTTTTAAATCCATATCTTTTGCAGATATATTCATATCTTTGTGGAGATACTGTTCCTGTAAAAAACACTGCATGAGGCGTCTCTTTCAGTTGTTCGTAGTTTCTGATTCTCCATTCTCTTCTCTTTTTTTTACGACATTCGAAACAGTGTCCGCATTCTACCTCTACATATCTGAATCTTTCGTCTGTACACACAGGCGGATTCCACCCGTTTTTCCGATTGGGTAGAAACCGCTTGTTCAGTACTTTTTTGGTGAAGTAACACATTATTCCTAGAAAGA